ATATAGGAATATACTCCATCTACTATTACATGTTTCTTTTTTTGAAAACAAATTTTGAATATAAATCCGAAATAAGGCCATTGGGTCTATACAGCATCGGCTCCCAGACCAAAAGTTCGATTCCTTTTTGCTCGAGTGCCTGGGTGAGGACGCGAAAGTCGAGGAGGGGTTCATCCTTCGGCCCGTCCGCATAGAAGGGCCCGTCTGATAACTTGACCATGAGCCGCCGCCCCCCCTGATAGATGTCGAATGTGTTTCCCAGAGAGTCATCGTAGTGGCCGTTTTCGTCCGCTATACTCTGCGCCTGAAATTGGTCAGGGGTGATGCCCATCAGGAGACCCCCGGGTTTAAGCGCACAATCGATCGCCTTGATTGAGTTTTCAAAATCATCCATTATGTAATGAAGTGCAAAATTATAACAGATTATGTCAAAAGGCCCTGCAAATGCCGCCTGTACTATGGTTCCGGTCCCCAAAAACCAGACCCCAAAATTCATTTCAATTGCCCGTTGTTCTGCCTCTTTGAGCGACTCTTCATCAGGGTCTATGGCGAACACTCGCGCCCCGACCGCCTTCCACTTCCACCAGTCGCCCCCGCGCCCACACCCACAGTCGAGAACCGTTGAGCGGGGCGGGACCCATTTCTGAATGAGTTCGCGCTTACACGTATTGTGAAGTTTTCTGAGAGCCTCCATTTATTTAGAATACTCACTTTCTCCTTATGTCTAAATTACTTAAAAGAAACTCGCTTATATATTGTATAATGGGTTCTCTTGAGCAAGACTATCTGACGGTTCCAGGGCAATATTTTGCATGTGTTTCTTTTGTCGGCCCCGAGCAGCCTCAGAAGACTGATAATTTGGGTATGAAGATTCGTGGATGTTTTTCTACCCGCGACGAGGCAGCCTCTCACGCCAAGCGCCTTCAGAAGGAGGATGCTCTGGTGGATATTTATGTAGTAGACATGTACAAGTGGCTACTGATCCCCCCGAACCGCGACCAGATCGAGGATGTTCATTACCAGAATGATAAGCTCGAGGAGATTATGACCAAGTATCGCGCGAACCAGTCAGCGGCCGCATCCATGTTCGAGAAGCGTAAGCGCGATATGATGGCCAAGCCCCAACCTGGCGAGTTTCCTTACATTGATCCATCTGATGAGAATTCCAAGTTTTACAATAAGCCAGACGTTCCGCCAATTCCTCACCCAGCAGAGATTGTTGAGGAGCTTCGCGTCGAGTTCCCAGACAAGACGGTCGCCGAGCTCGTGGCTATGGCCGACGAGCGAATGACCCAGATTCTCGAGGAGCGTAAGCAGCCATCGGTCGAGATGACGATGGTCGATGATGATGTCCCAGAGACTCCGGCCGCTTAATTTCGCTGCAAATAATAGAAAATGTTTTTTAAAGTTTTAGCTTTGGTGGTTATTGCATTCCTCATGTACATTGCGTACTTGCGGTTTCCACAGGCCCCGGCTAGAATATCTCAACCTGTTGCTGCATATGACAACCAGTTTGAGGTATTCAGGGATATGGAACCAGCCGACCAGACTCGTGAGAATCCTTGGCTTGGTTTCCTTCAAGAAGATGTTAAAAAAAATAGAACAGGTCCGATTGGTAACTTCACAGGCTATGAAGACCCTTCTGTAAAAGCTCCTTTATATATGGTTCAATGATCAAGTTGCAAAGCAACTTATTTCACGCTCCGCGAGACAGACCTTTCATGTCTGGGCTACTTTGCCTGAAAAATAACAGGTCTCATATTTGCAATAATGACACCAATAACAATACCTAGTAAAATAAGACCGATTTGATTCTCTTTAAAAGCCTCAAATGGATCCTTCTTGGTTGCAGGTTGTGGAGCATACAATGGCTCGAAATGACGTGGAGAGTCCATGTGCGATGGCCACTCATTTTCAGGCGCTGGTGGGGCGCTTCTTGACGGGGTTTCGGACTGGTTCTTCGTCAGAAAGGGAAGATTCTCCATCTGTATCATAATTACTTCCCTCGCTTTTATCTGACACAATAAATCCATCTAAATTTCCATTTTCATCTGCATCTGATTCATCATCATCACTATCGGTCTCGATTTCCTCAGATACATCTTCTGGATCTTCAGTATCGTAATCGGCCTCAGAATAATCATCTTCAACTTTCTCAATAGGCTCGTACCTCGTGGGGGGCTTGGATACGCGCCCAAAGCGGGTTTTGGTCTCTGGAGAAACTGAGGTTGCGACCTCTGCAAGGATATCAAGGGGTGTCACGAGTCCTTTGGGCTCGGTACTACTACTGCCCGTGGCTCTTGACCGGGCCCGGGTCGCCGACATTATCTATATAATCATCGAATGTATTGTTTAAGTACTTTGGGAAGAAGTAAAGTCCCTGTGAAAGTGCATTTTCGTTTAAAATAAACTCTCCTTCGAGCGCGAGATTCGTCCCGATCAGATTGAGCTCATCGTGGGCATCATCTGCGCGCCGTGTTCCAAGGGAAAGGTCCCGAATGCTCTCGACTGCGGTATAGAGTGCTGCTGCTGCTGAATCAAGCTGGGTCGAAGCCAACCGTTCGAACTCGTGGAGATTGTCCAAAAAACGCTGCCAACTGACCGGGTCCAGGCCCGAATAGGGATGCACCATGGATTCGTACTTCTTGAATCTGCTTTTGGGGCCCATCGGGAAGAAAATCCATAAGAAAACTAGGAGAAGGACTACCCACAATAGCAACTTCATTGAGTTGCTCTACTATTGATGGAGAAAGAGTATATGGGTGACTCTTAAACTCACTACAGTCCTCATCAAAACACCTCTGGTATATCCGTCCTGAATGTATAGAGAACCAGATGTGATTCGACTTGTGATTTCTCCGGATATTCTCACAGTACTTTGAATCGGTCTGCACGTACCACCCATCATACTCGTGTCTCTGAATTCGTTTAATGTGGGTATTCTCCTGACCATTTATATATTTCTGGACATACTCCTGAATTCCAGAAACATCCACGATTTTTTCAGTTTCCTGAGATTTATGTTCTTCATTTGTTCTCACCGAGAACAACTCGAGAATTTCTACACTCGGACTCTTGGAAAACTCCCGGTCCGAACCGAGCTGTTTCCAGGGAATATATGGGTCTCCTGTGGGCTTTTTATGGGACCAAAGCATTCGAAGTCCTGATCCCCCATATACTGCCGCGTCTATAACAGTATCCCAAGGTCCTTCCCCCAGGGCACTGATCAATTTTGATCTTAAATTGAGAGCCATTGTCCTGTCTACTATAAGTCTGGGCCAGTGGATATGGACCCCAGATTTTATGAGAGAGGCCCCAACAGGTCTTGGTCTTGCCCGAGCAATAAGACATTCTGAAATTTTATCACCTCCAATAGTTTCATGAATTATAGAACAAAATTGCAAAAGATCATCATCACTTAGTTTCTCGGGAGCCTTGTAGTCTAGGTCCACAAAAAACTTGAAATATTCTGTCTTTTGTTCAACAACAAACAATTTTGATCCAAAATTGAAAATTTCTACATATTTCTGATAAAATTCATGAGTATCCTCTGGTGGGATGACGAGTGTCCCCCCGTCCATGAGGACATGGGTTCCGGCCCCTCGAGGAACCTTCCACTTTTCCATTAGGGTTTATATGTTTCATGGCTCTAAGTGTTCAGTCCTTCGGACTTGGGACTTAGTCCTCATCTGATTCGGTCGTAAGAAATGACCAGAACGACTTTGGCGTCTTGGGCTTTAATTCCTTAATTTTAGTTTCAATTTCCTCAAGTTCAGTTTCGGCCTTTTCAATTTCAAAATGAAGTTTCCGAATAGTCATTACTTCGGCCAACTTATTTGGGTCAGTCGTGGTATCGTTACACAGCTTCAGGAGATGTGTAGCGAGATCGAGCTTTGATCGCGTCATCTTTATTAACTTTATAGGACTTATTTATTCTTTAGCAACGCAAGTTGAACTGTGTTTTTGGGGAGTTGAGCGCTTGAAGAAACTCGGGATTCCCAAGGACGTGCTGACGAATCATCGGCCACAAGTTACTAATTTTAGATATTGAATCTAAATTCTCAAACTTGCAGTCATCATTCTCATCGTAATTTTTGCGGAAAGGTACATGATTTCCTTCCATTTTATGCTTTTCCTCTGTGAAGCGCTTTACTATGTGCCTGTGTTCTACGGCCGTCATTGGCACATCCAGTATATAGACGTGATAGTGATTAATAACATCAACACCGTCCTCGATATCTCGAGGTTCAGGTGTATCAGTGATGAATTTAAAATAGGCGTAAGAGCCTCTTTTTAAATTGATCGTTCCGCGTGTTTCTTCTTCGAGTTCCCGAACCGCACACCGAAGTGGGTTGAAAATCTCGCGTCGGCGACACCCGCCCGTAACAAAGGTCCATTCACGGTACCTTCGATCGTGAACGACCAAAAAGTGAGGAATATCATTCACGTGAGAAACTGGGATCGCTATCGCTTTGTGGCGTTCTCTTGGAACTCGAAGATCCATTATCCTCTACTAGTATTTCACTAGCAAAAAATTTATTGAGTCTTCCCGTGCGTGGCTTATAAGTTACCAAAAACAACATACAGGCAATGAATGCCCACAAAATCCAATTCATTTCACCTAATTGTATCGAAGAAAAGATGCTCTACTGATATTTCACGACTGGGCTGGGTGTGTACCCAGTGGTCAATTCGTTCCTTAAGTTTTTCTGTACGTAATTTCCATTCTTTTCCATTCCCTGAAAGTTGACCATCCTTTTTGAAGCAGCCTGGAGTGGAGTCGTACTTATCTGGGTTGAATCTAATCATTAGCATTGGCCGAGAACCAAGTCCTTGGAATATACTCATAAGACGTTTATTATCACAAGAAGTATCATATGCCCTGTGCTGATTCTCATCAATTTCAATAACAATTGTGTGAGTTCCCATATCAAACACGAAATCAGGACGGTATAAGTGACATTCCACTCTCTTGTTGTGAGTGATGGTCTTGTTTGCGTACTGTGTTTCTAAATACTCTTTCAGTTTCATTTCACGAGTTTTGAAGTGCCCGTGCTTTTCATCTGGGAATATATAAGCAAAACAACGGGCACAGTAGTCTTTTCCGTGGGTAAGAATTATATCACACATATGAGTTTTACATCTTTTGTTCCTGACATCCTCCATTCCAGGTTCTCTGTGTTCAAAACACAAGAGCCCCCTCTTACTTCCTGGCAGATTGAAGACTGGGACTGTCATACAGTCAGTATGTTCGCATCGAGCCGTCTTAACATCAATCATTTCATCCTCTTTGTGAGTTGCACAGAACTTGGCTTTTTTACCAGGATAATTGAAAGTTGCCCTTTTATTACATTCTTCATGATCACATGATTTACTTAGAACATCAATCATATCATCTTTCTTGTGTTCCTTACAGAAACGCCCTTTGGTTTCAGAAGGTAAATTGTAAAAAGGTTTTTTGATACATTTATCATATTCACATCGACGTTCACGGACATTCACCATCTGAATGGTTTTATGTGTTGCACAGAATTTACCAAAGTGTTCGGTTGGTAAATTGTAGCAGGGTTGCTTTGTGCACCCCTCATGTTCACAGTTTTTCTGAATTACATTGATCATTCCTTCTTCTTTGTGGTCTACACATCTAATTCCAAAAAATTGCCCTGAAAAATTGAATGAAGAATTCTTTGGGCATATTTCACATGGTCGTGAAGAATATTCCTTAGGCTTACGGTTTCTTTTAGTATTCAGCCTACATTTAAAACATGTTAAACAGGATCTACCAAATTTGTCGAGAAATTGATCAAGCGGCTGAGATTTGCGAACACAGGATCCACACTTCCGAAGCTCCATAATTTTATATAGGTACTATTCTTTATGCAGAAAAAAAATCTAGTTGGCATATAATATGCTTCCGAGCCCATTCTGGATTCTGAAGATGTTGTAGTTTACTGCGTAGAGGTACTGGGTGGGGTAGTTCACTGGTCCGGCCAGGCCCAAGATGCCGTTGGGAAGGGTAGAAGGCACGACCAGGCGGAAATTGTCGAGGCGGGAGAAGTTGAGGGTGCCGGTCGGCTGGAGCTTGGAGGTGTCAAGGCAGTAAGAAATAATGGCCACATTTGCGGTCTGATTATTGTGAATGTATCCCCAAGGAGTATTGAAGTACTGGGGAACATCGACCCAGTGGTACAGGTGGCGAGAGTCACCAACATCCACACCGTTCACCTGGGTCTTCAGCTGGTAATTAGCAGCCGCGACTGATCCTGCGCCATTTGCATAAATCTGGGAGTAATTCACACAAGGGAAGGCGATAAACTTGACTGGCTGGGCCAGAGCGAGTTCCTGGACCGGATTGGTTCCCATGACTATGCGCTGCACCTGGGTGATCAGAAGGTCCTGCTTCTCCTTGGCGAACCAGTCACGCTCCGTCTGGTCGAGGTAAATGAAGTTGGACCAGGCCTGGTACTGCACTGATGCATAGGTGGAGGTGGAGGTGGATGAGCTCGGGAAAAAGCTGACGACACTGACACCCGTAACGCTCGGATTAGAAGCCAAGGCGGGAACGAAGGTGACCGTGTAGACACCACCTGAGATATTGGAAACGTAAGCAGCCTGTGTAGTCGTAGAAGAGACGGGTACTGCGCTAATACCGACGACCATATCTCCGATAGAAACTGTGTTGGAAGAAATAGAGCTCAGGGTAAATGAGATTGATGAAGTTGTGGCAGAACCCGAAATAGTGGGAGTTGAACCAATCGCCTTGGGATTAAAGGTGTACAAGGTGCTCGATGAAGGGCTGGGCTGAACAGCCGTCGCAGTGCTTGTAGTCGGGTACGAAATTGAAAGTGCATTTTTACCTGAAGCCGTGGTCAAAAGGCCCGAGTTTATAAGATTGACCGAAGTTGGGGAAGTTGTGATCAGCTGACCGGCTGTTATGTTTGGATCAGTCTGGGAAACACTGGTAACGGTCGAA